AGTAACAAAAGATGATGCACCATTGGGAAACAAATAGGTGGTTCTTGCTACTGATTATTATATTAGTAGCTTGGCTATTTGAAACATACTTTGGAGTGTTTGGAGGATTAAGATGAATAAGGAGAAAAATAATGCAAAAAGAAATAAAAGAAAGATGCCAAAAGCAAGCAGAGGAAACTTATATTATGTTCTTGGGTTTCTGCAAGTGGTTCTCGTATTACTGCTTGTTTCTTCTTATTGTGCTAGCATCATGTAACTTTGGTGTAGATGGTACAGGTGGTAAGAGTAATGGAGAATTACATGAAGAGTATAAAGAAAGGATGGGATTGAATGAGTAATAAACCATATCATAATGAGGGCTTTGGAATTGCTTATCTTTGGCTAGTCATTGGAGTGTTAGTCATACCTGCAATTATACTATTCACATCATTAGGTACATGGGATTTGTTCTGGAAGATGCACCTACCAGATGGGGATTGTTGGGAAAACTCAAGGCATGAAAAGGTTTGTAAAGAAACTGCTAACTGTAAGATAGGAAGGAACTTTTGCGAATGAAAAAAGAACTGTGTCATAAATGCTTTAAACCTGCACAAATAAAAAAATGGTTTTTCAATACTTACATTTACATTTGTGCAGAGTGTGAACTAAAAAGATTAATTAGAAAAGGAGAAATAAATGAGTAGATTTTCAAACGATCAAGCACTAGACATTGAGGATAGTTTAGCTGATGAAATAAAAGATAATACCAAAGACAATGCTTTAGTTAACATACAAAAAAAGTATGGTAGCTTTGGCTTACAATACGCAGAAGAAATTTTTAACAAATGGAGTGAGCACAATGAAGAGTAATAATGTATGGCAAGTTATTTCTAAATACAGGAATGAACAGGATAACGATTGGAAAATGGGTTATGATATGTTCTTTACTAGTAAAATAAAAGCTAGAAGACATTGCCTTAACTACATTAGAAGAGATACAAATGGTACACCTAAAACGATAGAGGTTTCAAAATCTTTACTCATGATTGCAGATGAGGATAGACCAAACTTTTATTTTTCAATAACAAATAGAGGAGTATACTAAATGATATACACAAATGTAATAACACCTATGGTTGACAATCTTAAAGGTAAATTTTTCACAGTTTATTTTGAAACACTTGATGGTACTGTAAGAAAATATAATGGCAGTATAGTAAGTGATGGCATAACTGATAAAGGTTGTGTCACTATGAAAACTAAACGTGGCTACAAAAGATTCTATCTGAATCGTGTTATACAATTTAAAGGTAATGGGTTTGTGATAAAGCCAAGACTTCCTGCCTATGTCCATTGAGTTGATAGTGCTTTTAGCCTTTATAATTTTCTACATTTATTTATATTGGTTGCACTGGAAATAATGTGTGTCATCTTGGCACACTTGTAACTTTATTTTAGTTGCTATTTATAAACTTAAAGTTATACCTACAGTAACTTATATTTTATTCTTAATAGATAATTTATACTGTAGGTATAACTAAAAGGTTTAGTAAAATGGATGAAGAAAAAATAATAATAATGATAGAAAAGATTAAGAGTGTACTACAAAAATTAAATGAAGAGGATAAAACTTTGTTCAATCATATCTTGAATCAGAATCAAGAACTCTTATTTGTAGTATTAGACTTACAAGAATTTCTTTTATCTCAAGGTTTGACATCAGAAGATTTTGTAAGTTGGAGAAATGAAAAGGATGAGAGGACTTACCATTGATAATATTTTTTTATATAGCTTTGATTGTTGCATTAATTTGGACAATCTTTGGATTAGTTTTAGTATGGATGAACGAAGATGAGTGAGGATATACCATACAATTTAAAATGTTTCTTACAGGATATAGGTGTAAGAGATGTCTTTATTCCCAAACCTGTACAGGAAGCAGTAGAGGTGGACGTATGGTTGCCAAAAACAAAAGATGAAGAACCACCCTTTTAAATTTAAAGGAATTGTTAATGAAAGCAGTAGTAAATGAAAAGAATGAAGTGTCACATCAGCCTTGTCCTTTTGAAGAGTGTGCAAGCTCTGATGCCTTTAGCTATAATGTTGTTACCAAAGTAGGTCATTGTCATTCTTGTGGAAGAGGTTATCCAAATGGAGCTCCAAAGTTTGCTTGGGCAGAGAGTACCTATCCACCACCACCTCCAAAGGTAGACATTAAAAAAGCTAAGATAGTGAAAGGATCATTTGAAAGTGTAAGAGGTATTCGTAAAGACGTTGCTGAAAAGTATGGTATCCAGATTCAGTATGGAGAGAACAACTTACCAATACGATACGCATTTAAATACAAAGACAACGTAAAGTATCGTGGCTATCATGAGAAAAAGTTTTGGTTAAAAGATCGTGGTTCTTTATCAGAATTGTTTGGACCAGATTGGAATGCAGGATCATCTAAAAGAATATATATTACTGAGGGAGAGTTCGATGCTGCGAGTTTGTATCAAGTCTTAGAATCCTTTCCTGTAAAGTCTTTACCTAGTTCTACAATCTCTGATAAATTTATTAAAAATAATTATGAATACTTAAATACTTTTGAACAAGTAGTCTATGCAGGTGAGCTTGATAAGTCTGGAAAAGCAGTAGCACAAAAACTTTATAGTCTGATGCCAGAAAAATTCTTTTATGTTCCTATGACTAAATGGAAGGATGCTAACGAGTTCTTAATGAAAGGTGATGCTGACTCTTTGAAATGGAGTGCAGTTAAACCTCAAAGATTCGCACCAGATAATTTCTTTGTTGGTGATCTAGCAATATCGAACGCAATTAAAACAGAGAATCCTTATGAGTATGTACCTACAGGTCATTCTGGTTTAGATGATAAGATACGAGGGCTAGTCAAAGGTGGACTTACTTTTATCAAAGCTGAACGAGGTCAAGGTAAAACAGAATTAGTCAGATACTTTGAAGTAGGATTACTAAAACAAAATACAAAGTTAGCTATGCTTCACATGGAAGAGGTTAAGTCTACAACTTACAGAGCAATGGCAACTTACGAGCTTGGAGTAAATGTAAGAACACGAGAAGATGAAGAAGCTTCTGGTTATACAGAGGAACAAGTTATAAAAGCAGGACAAAAAATTGCAGGAGGAGACAACACAATCGTTTTTGAGATGCAAAGTCATGACAATCCTATGCAATTACTAGACTATGTAAGACTATCTTCTACAGTTTATGGAGCAGAATACATTTTTATTGATCATGTTCAACGTCTAGCCTACTTATCTAATGATGGGGTTGATGGCGCAACTAGTACGTTAACCACTTTAGGTTCAAGGATGGCACAACTTGCTAAAGAATTAAACATAGGAGTTATATTTATTAGTCAAGTGAATGAAGATGGGCGTACCAAATATGCAGCATCTCTGGAAGAAGAAGCTATTATCTGTATAAAATTAAAAAGAGAAGTTGAATCTGATGATGAACGAGAAAGAAACACAACTGAATTTATTGTCGATAAGAATAGACCTTTCGCTAAACTTGGAAGAGCAGGAAAGGTTTACTATGATCCAGAAACTACCATACTTGAAGAGGTAGTATTCCAAGCATGAAGATTGCAGTAAGTGATATAGAAACAAATGGGATAGAAGCAGATAAACTGTGGCTTTGTGGGGGCAAAGACTTAGCAACAGGGGAAGTGTACAGATTTGATAACTGTCATGAAGACGATAAAGCTAAAGCTGAAGCTATCAAATGGTATCAATCTTTAGATCTGATTGTAGGTCATAACTTTGTACAGTTTGATGCACCTCTTTTAAATAAGTTATTACAACCAAAATTAATTGATCCTAAAAAAATAGTAGATACTTTGATTGTAAGTAGGTTAGTGAACTATGATATTGAAACACCTAAAGGTGCAAAGTATCCTCATAGTCTACAAGCTTGGGGTATAAGATTAGGCAAACACAAAGGAGACTTTCATGAATTTGATTTATTTAGCACTGAAATGGTTGAGTATTGGTATCAAGATATCGAGGTTACAACTTCTTTGTATCATCATTTTTATGACATTATTTGGGATGTTGCTTGGAGTAACTCATTAAGAACAGAGCATAATGTACAGATAGAGCTCGTAAGGACGCAGTATTATGGCTTTCACTTTGATAAAACGAAAGCAGAGTATCTTCTTAACTCAATCAAAACAAAGATGAGCACACTTGAAGAGCAATTTCAAATAGACTTTCCTCCTAAACTTACAGAGGTCAACAGAATAAAGTACAGACTCAAAAAGGATGGAACTGAAATGGCTACAGTTACAAAAGCCAAAGAGAAGTATGCGTTGACTACAGTAAAAGAAGAAGAACTTATCTGTGAGGATTGGATTTGTTTTAATCCTGCTTCTGCTAAAGATAGGATCGATGTGTTATGGGATGCAGGTTGGAAGCCAATAGACAAAACAAAAACTGCTATTGGTTTTGCTCGTAAAAAAGTTGGTGATCCTTATGGTAAGTCTGTTGCTGCCATGACACAGGAGTTTTATGACCAGAAGAAAGCTGACCTTGATCGCTATGGTTTTACTGTGTCAGAATCAAACCTCAACACACTACCACAGGATGCCCCTACAGGAGCAAAAGCATTAGCACAATGGTTGACACTCGAAGGAAGAAGAAGCTCTCTTGTCGAGTGGATAGGACAGTGTACAGAGGACTCTAGGATTCATGGCAGGATAAATAATATTGGGGCATGGACAGGGCGTTGTGCTCACAAAGACCCTAACACTGCCAACATCTCTTCTCCTTTTCATGGAGATGCCAAGACTTCTGTTGAAGAAGTTAAGAAACAATATGATCTTCACTTACGAGCTTGTTGGACAGTTCCCTCTGGCTCTTGGCTTGTGGGTACAGATGCTGATGGGATACAACTTCGAGTCTTAGCTGATTATCTTTGGAGACATTTTGATGCTGACATGTATGCCAAGTCTATCATTGCAGGTAAAAAAGAAAATCAAACTGACATTCACAACCTTAACAAAGAAGCTCTAGGTGTAAAGGGTTGCACTAGGGATATGGCTAAAACATTTATCTATGCGTGGCTACTTGGTGCAGGGGTAGTAAAAACTGCACAAATATTAAAAGTAAATACGAAAGAAGCACAGGCAGCTCGAACTCGTTTTGAAATGAACATCGATGGTTTATACAATTTAAAGAATCAATTTGTTCCTCATGTTGCAGAGCAAGGTTACTTTACAGGGTATGATGGCAGGAAAGTAATTGTACCTAACGAACATAAAACTCTGGCAGGTATCCTACAAAATGGAGAAGCTTGTCTTATGAAACATAGCCTTTTGAAATGGCATGACAGAGCTCGTAAGGATGGGATCGCTTTTAAAATGGTTGGTTTTATTCATGACGAATATCAAGTAGAAGTAATTGGAACAAAGGAGGATGCAGAACAACTAGGAAAGATACAGGTACAGGCTATGCTTGAAACAGGACAGGAGCTAGGCTTTAAAATACCTACGCCAGGATCGTATGATATTGGTAAAAATTGGGCAGAAACGCATTAGGACTTGACTTTTAAATATCAAATCCTTATTTAAATAAATATAGCAAAAAAGGAGGGCAAGATGCCATCAACTAAATTAGATATAAAAGGTACGCTTGAATGGGCGAAAGTATTTGAAACCAATCGTGATCGTGCCACTTGGAATGAAGAAACAGAGGGTGAGTACAAAGTTACTATCACCACTGATAAGAAAACTGCTGACCTTTTAAAGAAAGAGGGTTGTATGAAAACAATGTCAGATGTGGAGGATGGAGTTAAAATTACTTTCTCTAGACCTCACAAAGGAAAACAGGAGTGGATGGGGGGAGCTCCTGTTGTAGCTGATGTTTCTGGCAAAGCATGGAGTCTTGATTCAAAAGGTTTCATTGGCAATGGAAGCAAAGGCATTGTAAAAGTTGAAGTGTACCCAACAAACACAGGGAGAAAGGGTACACGATTGTTAGGACTTCAAGTCCTTGAGCATGTGGTCTATGAATCAGATGGGGAGTCTTCCTCTTCTTCCTCAATGTTTCAAGATCATAGTCAGAGTTCTAGTGGTAATTCGTCTTCCTCCTCTCAAGAATCACAGGACTCTATACCCTTCTAGGTCTTTCGTTCCTTTCCCCTAGAAGATAGCCCTCATCTCTGTTCCTCATTGCAGAGGTGGGGGTTTATAATATTGGAGGTATAAATGCCCAAAATAAAAAACCTTATTAAAGACTTACAGGATACCATCCTTGGTTTAAAAGGATGGGATAATGTTGTTGGTGAAAAGATGGGCGATTTAATTTCTCAAACTGCGTATCAAAGGTTTCATAAACCACAACAACCTCGTTCTTATTTATCTTTCTCTTCTATGGGTAGTCCTTGTAAAAGAAAACTTTGGTACAAAATGAACGAGCCAAAGTCAGCTAAGCCTACCTCTGCAGCAGATCTTCTTAAATTTTTTTATGGTGACATGATTGAAGCTTTAACTTTAGCTTTAGTAAAAGTTTCAGGACATACTGTTGCAGGAGAACAGGATAGATTATTTATCAATGAGATTGCAGGACACAGAGATGCAGTTATTGATGGGATGACAGTGGATGTAAAGTCTGCATCTCCTTTCTCTTTCAAAAAGTTTTCTGAAGGAAGTCTAAGAGAAGAAGATCCTTTTGGATATATTAGTCAACTTAGTTCCTATGTGTACGCAGCCAAAGATGATCCTCTTGTTACAGATAAAACGAGAGGTGCGTTTCTTGTTGTTGATAAAGTCAATGGCTCAATGTGTTTAGATGTGTACGATTTTTCAGATGAGATAGAACAAAAAGAAAAAGAAGTTACAAAAATTAAAACTTTAATGACAGGTAAGATTCCTGACAGAGGATACAAACCTGTACCTCAATCGAAGACAAGTCCTAACACAAAGTTACATCCCTCCTGTAACTTCTGTGAGTTCAATAAAAAATGTTGGCCTGACTCTAGAAGATTTGTATACAAGGGAGGAGCAGTTCTATTGGTGGATGTAGTTTCTCCACCTAATGTTCCAGAGGATTTTACATATCATGAACAGAAAGAAACTTAATGCTCTTGCTTTAAAAAAAGGTTTTCGTTCTGGCTTTGAAGATGAAGTAGCAAAAGATTTAAAAAAGAAAAAGATAAAGTTTACCTACGAAAAAGAAAAAATAAAATGGGTAGACCTAAGAGTGCGAACTTATACCCCTGACTTTGTTCTTGCTAATGGTATTATTATAGAAACAAAAGGCAGGTTTGTAGCAAGTGATAGAAGGAAACACAAAGAGATAGCAAGACAGTTTCCTAAACTTGATATTCGTTTTGTTTTTCAAAATAGTAGAGCCAAACTTTATAAAGGATCGAAGTCCTGTTACGCAGATTGGTGTAAAAAATATAACTTTATTTTCGCAGATAAATTAATCCCTGAAGAGTGGTTAAAATAAGTTGACGATAATAATTTAAAACATATAACTTGTAGGTTCTCATGCTATACGAAGTCACCATACTTATCGAAGTTGACCCTGATGCAAACTTTATTGCTTCAGACAAGGATGGTGTTAAGAATGGTCTTGAAGAGTCTTTAAGTGATACTATATACGATATAGACGATATTAAAATTTTAGAGATGGAGGTCAAAAAGAAATGACAGCGAACACACATTTACAGTATAGCCTTTGGGTAGAAGATAAGATTATTACTGCAGGTCAAGAACGCTTAGTCGAAAACTCTCTAGGTCTTTGGGGTGAATCTGGTGAAGTTGCTGAGAAACTAAAGAAAAAAATTAGAGATGATAAATCTATTACTTTTAATGGAGATTATAGTGGTATTGGTGAAGTAGAAAGTGATAATGAAATACTCAAAGAGTTAGGGGATGTTTTGTTTTACACTGTAGCGTTAGCTAATTACTTTGGAGGAGACTTGAATACTTTGATAGACATGAACATGAAGAAACTAAATGATAGAGAAAAACGAGGAAAAATAAAAGGATCAGGAGACAACAGATGACAGAACTATATGGACCAACCCTTCCTATTTCAGAGGAAATACATTCAATGAAGTATCGTAGCAAAGGTGAATCATTTACTGACGCTATGACTAGAGTTGCAGAAGCTCTTAAAGATGATGAAGGTCACTTCAATAACTTTAGAGATATACTTTACAAACAAAGATTTCTTCCTGCAGGACGAGTTCAATCTGCTATGGGAGCTCCAAGAAAGGTGACTCCTTACAATTGCTTTGTTTCAAAAACTATAGAAGATTCTATGGATGGGATCATGGAAGCTGCAAAAAGGGCAGCTGAAACAATGCGATTAGGTGGAGGGATTGGATACGACTTCTCTACACTACGTCCTCGTGGAGCAATGATTCGATCTCTAGAGAGCAGGTCTTCAGGTCCTCTTAGTTTTATGGGTATCTTTGATGCTATCTGTAATACAATCAGTAGTGCAGGTCACAGACGCGGCGCACAAATGGGGGTTTTAAGGGTAGACCATCCAGATGTAGAAGAGTTTATAAAAGCTAAGAACAATAGCCATAACTTAACACAGTTCAATATATCTGTAGGTGTAACAGATAAGTTTATGAAAGCAGTAAAAGAGGATACAGACTTTGATCTTACCTTTGAAGGAGTCGTTTATAAAACGATAAGTGCTAAAGCTTTATGGGATGAAATACTTAGGAGCACTTGGGATTGGGCAGAACCTGGAATTTTATTTATTGATAGGATAAACAAAAAAAATAATCTTTGGTACTGCGAAAAAATAGCTGCTACAAATCCATGTGCTGAACAACCCCTCCCTCCCAATGGGGCTTGTCTCTTGGGGAGCTACAATCTCACTAAATATATTGTAGAGCATGAAAGTAAGTACGTTTTCAACATGAATCAATTACGCAATGATATTCCTTACGTGGTAAGAGCTATGGATAATGTTGTGGATAGAGCAGTTTACCCTCTTCCAGAACAGAGAGTAGAAGCTATAAGTAAAAGAAGAATGGGTCTTGGTATTACAGGAGTGGCTAATGCTATCGAAGCTCTTGGCTTTGAGTATGCTTCTGAAAAATTTTTAAGAACTTTGAAAGAAATAATGGGAGTTATACGTGACGTTTCCTATCGAACTTCAGTTGAGATAGCGATAGAGAAAGGAGCATTCCCTGAATTTAATTCTGATAAATATCTTAAATCTGGTTTCTGTAAAACTTTACCTAAAGATCTTAGAGAACTAATCGCAAAGCATGGTATTAGAAACTCTCATCTTTTATCAGTTGCCCCTACAGGAACGATATCTTTATCTAGTGACAACGTAAGTTCTGGTATTGAACCTGTATTCTCTCACTATTACGACAGAACAATTTTAACTTTTGAAGGACAGAAGAAAGAACGTGTTGAAGACTATGGATATCGTGTGTTCAAAGTAAAAGGAAAAACTGCTGACGAACTTTCTGTGTTTGATCACGTAGAAGTTCTCAATGTTGCTAGTCATTTTGTTGACAGTGCTTGTTCTAAAACTTGTAATGTTGGTGATGATGTTTCTTGGGAAGATTTTAAACGTGTCTATATGGAAGCCTATGATGGTGGTGCTTCAGGTTGTACTACGTTTCGAGCATCAGGTAAACGATATGGTATCTTAAATGCTTCATCTGCTGAAGATATTGCAGAAGAAAAAGAAGGTGATGCTTGTTACTTTGATACTGCGACAGGTCTACGTAAATGCGAATAAAACTTGACGCTAAGAACAAGATGGGTATACTGCCAATATGAGTGTACCCTTTAGAAAAAGAAACCTTGCCCAAGGTGAAGCTGCAGAAAAAGAATTTATAACTTTGCGTGGTGATAACTTTGTTAGGAGGGCAAACAGTTTAGAGGATATGAATGAGCATTGGGATGTCCTTGATAAAGAGTTTGGCAGGGTTGATGTTAAATCTGGTAAACGCAGTTCTCATAAAGGTAAAGTAGATTATACAATCTGGTGGGAACTACGTACAGTAAAACGTCCTCCTAATTGGCAACCTCAATTTGGTTGGGGTGTTCCTAATGGTATTGAAAGATTGATTGCAGTACGATCTAAGGATGCGTTTTATTTAATTAAACCTGAAGATATCATAGACGATCTACGTGCGAAATGTTCTTTTGATAGGATAGGTCATTTCAGATTAATGACTAGACCTAACAGAGGAGATCTCATAACAACGCTTCCTTTTGATTATGTAATAGAACATGCTAGACATAAAGTGGAGGTAGTAGATGTCGTATAAAGAATTAGAATTAAATATGCTTGATGTACATTTGTGTAAGAAGTGTAGAACTTATTTAGATGATGATGGGCATTGTTTAGAGTGTGGTGATACTTTTACTATCAATGCTTGGAGTAAGAATGATAGTGCTAAAAGTTATCAGATAGGTGGGGATCACTACAAAAAGTATCCTATCGAACCAATGGAGTACATAATAAAAAACAAGTTATCATTTCCAGAGGGGAACGTAGTGAAGTATATCACTCGTTGGAGAGATAAGGGAGGGATTCAAGATTTAAAAAAAGCAATTCAAAATATACAATTTATAATAGATGATCATGAAACCAATAAACAAAAAAAATAAAACCCTTGAGCAAGAAGCTCAAGAGTTCCAAAAGAAATCCATACTTGTAAAAGACATACCCTCTAGAGATTATTTCGCAGGAGCAGCTTTGTCTGGTCTTATTGCATCTGGAAGGAATTGGCGATCAGACGAGATTGTTAATCAAGCATTTTGTTATTCGTGCTTAATGTTAGATTATAAAAAAAATAAAGATAAATAGTCATAAACTAAAACCCCTAGCTCATCTTCTAGGGGTTCTGTCTTTACTCTATTCCTATTATTTTCCCAAACTTTCTATCTTTTGCTCTTAATGTGGATATCATGTCCTCAATAATTCTTAGTTGAGGAATATCAAGTCTCCACATATCTTCCTCTGTTACATTAAAGTATTCAAGAACTTTAGAATTAATCTCTTTAGTTCCTTTATTTTTTATATCAAAAATTAATTTTGTTTTCTGATCTTTTTTGTCAACACTTCTACCTAGCTGATCCATCGTATTCTTCTTAGCAATTCTTATAATATTTCTAAGTATCTTTTCTTTATTTTGTAATGATTGACCATCCCACTGATCATTATAAATAATTAAATCTGCTAGAAGTTCTAGTTGAGGTCTAACATACTGATTAAATGTATTCACAGCTTCAGCAGATTTGTTCTTAATTTCTGTTTTCCATTGAGGTCTACCAACATCGTTAAATAGTTTCTCTATTGTGGTGGATGGGGTAACTTCTCTGACACCTGTGATCCTACCTATAGGTACTGGAAGAGGTTCAGAAGTTAAAGCTCTTTGCTTTTCTGCAGCAGGTTCATTGCCTATCACTTCCCCTGGCTCCATTCCTGTTAAAGCTTCAAAGATTTGATCAACATATCTTGTTGAATCATTCATCCACTTACTTCCCTCTTTCTTATCAACAACCTTATAGTTTTCTCCTTTGGCTAATCCTACAGCTTGATTGATGGGATCGAGTCTTCTTGTCATACCAGAAACATATTGGGAAACTATATTTTCTAAAGTAGTTTGTATATTTTGCAGTACCTCTTTGTCTTTAGCTTCTGCCGCTAAGTATATTCCTTTACTGACAACACCAAAGGCTTGACCTACTTCATCTGTCAAAGCACGAGTTCCAAAGTTATCAGCAAAGGCTGTGAGTAATTCTGCAGGAACAGCACCATCTCTTACTATATGAGCCCCCATTCTTCCTACAAGCATAGGAACATTACGTGGAAAATCATAAAGATAGCTTCTTACAGCTCCTGTCTCATCTCTACCTTCGTACCACGCAAGACCTTCTTCTAAGTTTTCCATTTGATATGTGGTAGCTACGCCAACTGCCCCCCATCCCACAGCACTCTTAGTTAAAAGATCTATAGGGTCTCTACTTAAAGCAGATTTACCTCCTGCTTTTACTGTGTACTTATTTATTAAACTAATTCCTGAATGATCTAACATAAACGCAACACTGTTATTCCAAAATTGACCAAAAGGTGCAAGAGCACCTAGTCCTGGCAGTGATCTAAATTGTTCAATCAGCTTTGCCATATTTTGTATAAACCCATCATTACCACCATAAGATTTTGAAAAAGTATTTCTCAAAGCATCTTCGACAGCACCAGTTTCTAACTCTAAAAAACTGTTGAACTTTTCTGAACCTTTGTCTGTTAAATGTCTTACTAAATCAGGGTCTTCTAAAAACTCTTTAAAACTTTTTCCATACTTGATACGAATACGTTTGTCTAAAGCGTAAGCAAACTCTTGTGTTTTAGTAAAAAAGTCTTGTGCTCTTACACCATAGATGGTTTCAAAGAACTCGTTAAATTTTTGAAAGTTTCCTTTTTTAGGAATAGAGTTAGGATTAAGTTCAAAATCATCTAGTATACCATCAATTTCTACACCACCATTGAGATATCTAAACATTTCTTTTTGTGCTTCAGGTCTTACTGCTAGATAATCCATGACAGAATCAAAAGTAGCATAAGGGTCAACCATGTTACGCACTTTTTGTCTTTGAAGATCCATCATAGACACAGCTAAGTTTTTATATTTAACAGCGTTGTCAAGATTACCTGTCACTAAACCTTTGAGTGCAGCTCCACTATAAAGAGAAGCACGAACCATATCAGACATACTTTGATAAACAGTCGCAGAACTCCAACCAATAATGTTAAGAGCAGTCGTTCCGGGATGTGTAATAATATTTCTAATCAAAAGATCTTGAATAGGTTTAAATTTTTTTATAAATCCTTTTCTTGTTGTCTCGTCAACAGGATCACCTATTGCTTTTGCTAAGTCAGCTGCTTGTGCGTTATCTAAATCAAGACCAAGTTTGGTGAACAGTTGTTTCGCTTGACTTCTATGCCCCATTATCGAAGCTGCTTCAGAAACTTTTGCTGCATCAATCTTTATAAACTCATCTAAATTATAATCAGTTAATTGATCAGAAGATTTTTTAAGAGTGTCATAGGCATCAATAATAATTTGTTTATTATCTGGAGACATGTCTGACAAAGCTTCTCCCATGAAGTCAGTAAAGTTCATGTCGTTAGGTTGTTTGTATCCTGCCTTTGCTAGGATATTGACAACACCATCAAAGCCTACATTTTTTCCTATTTCTGTTTGAGCTTCAGGATCTCCTTTGAAAAACATAACTGCAAAGTCTGTGTCATAATCAATAGAAGTTTTTGGATTCTCACTTTTTAATGCTAACTCTTTTCCTTCTTTTACTTTTTGCGCCCACTCTGCAGTTCTTTTCTTTAATTGTAATAAAGCTTTAGTTACATTTTCACTACTTAATATTTCTTTTCTTCTCTCTTTACTAAGAGCTCTTAAAGAATCATCTGTAGCTTTTCTAACTAAATCTGATCTTTGTAATTGAATAGAAGCTAAAGGAATATTATCACCTTTACTTATTGCTATCAGACCTAGCTGTAAGCCACCACCTAAAGCACCTAAAGAAGTTGATACTCCTGCTTGAAACCAATCGATGTCTTCTTTAAATCCTGCTGTAACTTCTGCTTGTTGTTGTAGTACATCAACGCCACCTGCTGCAGTCATATCAAAACCAAGAGAAGTATAGATACCTTTTCTATTTGCTTTGTTTAATAACTCTTGAGTTTTACTTTTTTTCAAACCTTCTTGGATAGCTCTTTGAGTTGTCTCTCTCTGTATTCTTTTCGCTGTTTCTTTTGAAGCACCCCCCTTTAACGCTTGATAAGCTGCTTGTCTTCCTACTCTGAAACCTACTTCTTTGACACCTGCAACAGCTGCCTTTGCAGCTCCCATTATAGCAAGTTTACCTACACCAAGAGAAGCAATATTAACAGGATCAACAATGACAGCACGAGCATAATCATATACTGCATCCATCTTCTCACCAAATGTTCTGTTTCCTGCAAATGCTCCACCAAGGCTATCAAAGAGTTGATAAGCGTTTTGAGCTTTTTTTCTTCTAGCAACAAGTGCATTACCTTCTCCACTATTTAAATGAGCTAGCTCTCCTATTGTTACAACAGATTGACCAGAATTAAATCTACGCATTTGATTGACGTACGAATCAATAATATCTCGCTTTTCATATTCTGTTTCTTCCATGCCAAATCTATCTGACATGTAATCTTTTATAACTTTATAGTTTCTTTTTTCAGATAAAGTTTCGATAAGACCTTTACCTTCATCTATCTTTTCTCCCCTTTCTTTTTTCTCTTTATATTCTTCAGGATCAAAAGGATCGAAAGCTTTTTCAGTCTGCTCTTCTTCAGATTTCTTAGCTAGATAATCAGAGTATCTTTGGTCTACATCATCATTAATAGTTATTGTCATGTTTAATCACTCGTTATCAAATCAATTGTACCAACCTTGAAGAAAGTATCGTCACCTAAAGTTGCGGCATATCCAGGAGATAAATTATAGAAATTCATAGCAATGTTAGGATTAATTTGAATTAGTTGATAATACTTTTCAAAATCGTTATCTGTTATATTATCTATTTCTATCAACTTATCATAATCTCTCATTTTCTCTTCTCTTTCGTCCTCACTCATTTCAAAGTTAGGATCACTGATCATGTTTCCTAGCCTTTGTTTTTCCATCTGTAAAAACTCGTCATACTTGTTATGTATTTCAGTTTGAATTTCTCTTTTAAATTTAGTATCGTACTTACCTGCTAACTTACTAAGGTCAATTTTAGTAGTCGCATCCTCTGCTCTTCTTTTGACAACTGGTTCAGAAAGACTAGCCATGATGTCTGCCCCACTAGTATCACCAAGTAAATTTTCTTTGTAAACATCATACAATACTTCTGATACATCTGGTCTACCAAACATATTTTGAAGAAAACTTTTCTCAGCAACATCTGGTTTTACAGGATCTGGGGCATCAATAAATTCTGGTGTTGCTTGTTTAATTAAATCACTAGCAGTAAGATCAGTTTCAAAATCAGAAGCAACTTCAACAGCTTTGTTTAATACAGCTTTTGTTAATGTTCCATCAACCTCTGCTTGTTGTGCAGTTTGAGCAAGTCGTATAAGCTCTGATGGATTTTCCAGAAGCAAAGCATTAATTGCTCTATCATCTAACTCTTTTGATCTCAAGTAGTCAACAGAACTAGTCAAAGCATTTCTTGCTTTAGCTACTTCCTGTCTTCTTTGTAGACCACGTTCATATAAATACTCTTGTGTCTTAGCGGCTTTCTCTCTTGCCCACTCCCTGTTTTCTCTCATTTCATCTGCTAGACCACCAAGAAAAGCTCCTGCTGCTACTTTACCAAAAATACCCATGTTACCTCGCCATCAAACCTTTAGGTTGTTCTTCTGTCATTTCACCTTCAGCCATTTCAGGCTGTTGTTCTTCCATCTCTTCTGCTTCTGGATCAGGTTCTTCTTGTGGCTTACTGCCTTCACCTACATCGATTAGGAATTGATACCCTGCATCTTTTTCTTTTTCAGGTGTTCGTTTTGCTGCTTGAACAATTAAAGCGGCCTCTTCTTCTGGAGTTGTTTGCTTGTCTTCAAAGTCTTCTTTATAATCGACTCCTGCTTGGTCTGCTATCTTCATAACTGCTTTACGAATAATAGGTTCAACAAGTAGTCCTAAATCTACAGAATGAATACCTTTCCCCACAGCTGCTGTCATCATTGAGTCTGTCAATACTTTTACAGGAAGACCAAAATCAAATGCTTGAAACACGTTATCAATTACCTCTGGATCTGTGACACGATCAAGATGATAAAGAACAGCTTCGTTGGGATCTGTTACCTCTGGTGGTCTTTCCCAAGGATAATTTTTAGGCTCGTCAGTTAGAGACTGCCCTGGGATTGCTCTTTGAAATGTGGACATTATTCACTTACTCCATATGTTTCTAAAAACTTTTCGTACTTATCAACGAAAGGCATAATATTTTTCTTAGAAAATCTAAGACCTTTTCCATTTTTAAAACTACCATCATGATGTAATTCGTAAATGTTTACTTCTTCTTTATCTGCTTTGTTAACTCGTGCTATATTATCTTGAGTATGTTTAATGAGTGCGTTAACTTGAGCATTTGCATCCCATCTGTTTTCATCATTCATTCCATACTTTGCGCCTGTGCTGTTAATAAATTGTCCTACACCACTAGCACTACTGGTTTTAGCTGATGCGTCAGGATTAAATCCAGATTCATGTCTAGCAATAGACAACACAATAGCAATTTCTCTGTCTGACATTCCAGACTCTCTACCATTCTTTATAATTAAATCTATCACTTGCTTCTGAACCTCTGGACTTGCATCTCCTGACATTCTAGAATTACCTGCTAATCCTCGCTCTATAATCTCTGTATTAAAATAAGATTGATTAGCAACCTTTTCTCCAGGCTGTGTTCCTCGCTTACCCAAAAGGTCTAAAGGAATCTCAAAGTCAGACCTAAGATTCTCATAGTCCACTGAAACCTTTTCTGATGGGTTCTCTTTAATTTGCTCTTCTAACGTAGGAGGTTTTTCAAAGTTAAACTCCTCGTCAATTATACTACCCCAACCTGAAAAAAATTGTGCGAGTTCAGAGGAAGGATCAACAGTATCGCCTTGAGCTTCTCTCATCCTTTTAAATTTATTTCTTCTTGATAAACCAGACTGTCTTACGTCTTGCATAATTCCTTTCATCTTTGTTCTAGTGGTTGCCCCTGCTGTCAGTCCTTGCTGAATACTTTCGTTTGTACCCATCGCAGTTTTACCTGTTGGGTTTTCAAACGCACTATCAAAGATGGCGTTACGTCTTCTTGCTTTATCTTGTTTTCTACTTAACATTGTAAAATCCTATAAATCTAATATTTTTAAAAAAACTTCTTTCAGAAAATCACCTGCACTAGCTGACGCATCTAGCTCTGCCTGTAGTGTCGCAGCGTCTAGTGTAGCATCTGCCGCCAATTTTTCAAGAACAATTGCGTTAGCTCTATTAGCAGAATTTTCTGATATTTGAAACGCCATTGATAACGTATCTCTTTCTCTTTGTAAAATTTCATCAAGCGTGGTCATAGTCAAACCATTGAGTAGTCTGGTGTATTCCATGTTTGATTCATTCGCAGCAGCTGTATTTAAAGTTTGCGTATTTTGTCTCCACTGTGCATTGGCTTGAGCAACAACAAGAGCATTTTGTGCGTTGAATAATTCCCTTTGATTTTGAATTTTAGAATTAAACTCTAACACAGAATTGACTGAATCAGCATTGAATTGTTTTACTGCATTCAATTGAGCTGCATTGAACTGTCCAACTGAAGCTCCAAGATTCGCAAAGAACTGATCGTTCTGTTGTTGATTGGCTGCGTTGAACTGTTTGGCTGCGTTAGTGGCAGCTTGATCACTAAGGATTGTATTGACCACAGACTGTTGTTTAAACAAAGTTGTTTGTTGTTCAGCTTCTAAATTAGCCATATCCATTTGTAAAAAGTTTTGAGCATTCTCAACTTGAGCTTTCTGTCTATTGTTTAAATTTGTAATTTCAAGTTGTGATATTTGAGCTGCTTCAGCCATGACAAGTGCTTGTTCATTACTCAAGTTTTGCAGAGCCATTGTGTTTGAAGCTTTAGAATTTTCTAGTGCAATCTGTTGTTGAGCAGTAAAGTTTATGTTTGCAATTTCAGAAACTTTAGCAGCGTTAGTTACTTTAGTTTGATAGGCTTGATCAAACTCTTGACCTAGAAATGTAGCTCTTTGTCTTGCTTTTTCTAAAGCCATTGCTTGTTTATTAGAAGCATCGATTGAAGCAATAGGAAGAGAAGCTTCTATCATGGCTTGAACAACTGCTTCTCCTGCCATTGAAGAGGAGCTAATACCACGAGCTGCAAGTTCTTGTTGCGCTCTTCTCATAGCACCTTTCGCCCATGCAGGAGTATTACCAGATTCAAATTCACCAAGTAAAGTATCAAGCTCATCTTTGACAGATGCAGCTTCTGACTTTTTTAACTCTTCATCTATTCTGGTTTGATCAACACCAGTAGGATCATCTTCTGAAATTTTCTCACCAGTCTCCATCGTTCTCGTTGGTGCTCCTGTAACATCGACTGATGAACTTGTTGCTGCATCAAGATCAGAAACACCTGTGTAAGCTTCCATGATAGGATTACCATTAGCATCAAACATTGGTTTATTAGTAGCAGGATCTATTTTTTGTCTTTCTTGCACCTCTCCTGTAACTGATTTAGTTACACTCCCTTGAGCAGCAGTCATCCCTTTAGTAAAAGTATCTGGAAATGCTTCTTTTAAATCAACACCAGCTCCTACTTTTTGAAATCCTTCAGGAACAGTGTATCCTCCTGTCATAACTGTCACTTCTTGTCCTGTCGTAGGATTAAAAAATCTTTCTATAGCCTGTGTGACAGGAGCATCTGGAGGAGGTGGAATAAAACCTGCTTCTGCAGCGCTAGTTTTAATAGGCTCTTGAAGACCATCCACTGCTTTTTTTACTGCAGCTGTTGCTTGATTCGCATCGTATTGACCTGCACCAGTTTTAGTAGGCATGTCTGCAGTACTAGCTTTATCAATTTGAGCCACCTGATCATCTGTGATAATAGGAGCAGTAGGTAAAGCAGCCCCTGTATCTGATTCCATAACTGTGCCTGCCGCATTTGGATCAAGATAACTAACAGGAGAAGCAGCGATAGCACCTGCAGGATTTACAAATGCTTGACCAACTAAATCTTTTTGTGCTTGATCTAAATCTTCTTCAGTTATCACCCTCTCTTCTTGTGATATTTCTTGGTTAATCGTGCCTGTTTCTGGCTGTGTTGCAGCAGCAGCAGCTGCCTGTTGAATAGCAGTTAAAGTATTAGGATCTGTAATGTACGTTTGATAAGCTGCTTGATAGGCAGTTTGATCATACCCTGGAAGATCTGTGTTAACACCTTGTTGTTCTAAATAAGTTGTATAATCAGGAAGACCTAGTGAGGACAAACCTGCTTGATTCGCCATTCCTGCATTTTCTGCTGTATCATAAGTTTGTGAAAAAGTACCATCAGGATACTTAATTTTAAAACCACCATCTTCTTGTTCTTCAACTTCACCACCTGGCTGAAAGTTTAAAGGTTGATTGACAGTGGGAGCAGGAGTAGTAGTTTCATCAATTTGAGATTCCTGCTCAGAATTAGCATCACTAAATCCTTGGATTATACCTCCTTGATACTGACTTTGTGTTTGAGTACCTTGTGTTTGAGTACCTTGTGTTTGAGTACCAAAACCTTGAACTCTAGTATAACCTATAGGAATAGGTTGACTAGGCTGACCATTAATATGTTGTATGATTTGAGTTTGACCAAATCGATTACGATACATTACGTTTTCAAATGCAGGTGCTGTACCTGCGTCTTCTTGTTCTGCAATTGTTTGAGGTTTGTAAAGTTTTTTAGATTCAGCTTCTCTAGCAGTAAACGCAGCTTCTTGATTTGTTATACCACCTGTATAATCTGGCATTGTAACTTCACTAACGCCTGTCTTTCCTTGATCGTAAACAGGGGTAACAGTTGATATAGTAGGAGTGCTAGTGAACCCTGTGCCACCAATAGCTCCACTACCTCCAGGACTTACACCATCTCCAGAACCAGTGCCACCTCCTGTTCCACCACCACCACCATCGATGTTGATAGTACCATCAGTTCCCCCAGAACCTGTGCCACCAGTTCCTCCTGATCCTTGGCCACTTGGTTCTAAATCCCATTCAAAGATATCAAGAGATTGAGCAGAACTTTTAAAGTTAGGATTGTTTGCACCATAAATGTTTTTATTATAGTCATTAAGAGCTCGAATTTCTGCAATATTTGAAACACCTGTTTGACCAAAAGGAGATAAATTACCTCCACCTATACCAGTTAAATTTGTTATTCCTAGAGTTGAGTCTAAAGGATTTCCTGATCTCAACATCTCTTGTCTAAGATACGCAATGTTTGCCGCATTACTATTAACAACAGAAACTTGAGAAGGATCTAAACCTGCCGCTATAATTTGTTCTTCAGTTGGTTGTTGTTTATTACGTTCATATAGAATAGCAGCTCCTGCATCAGAAGGACCTTCATTAGTTCCATAGTAGTCTGATGTACTACCTTGAGAATATCCTGCCGCTCCTAAAATAGAGTCTCTAAGACTATGAGCGTTTGTAGCGTTGGGGTCAATACCTAAACTTTCATAAACAGTGTTCATCTCTGCACTACTTACACCAGTGGTCATAGATAGATAAACTACATCAGCTGCTTTTTTTATCGCTTCAGAATCTACTAAAGATAAATCAACAGTGCTAGGATCAGTCTTACTTTTTGGAATGATTTGAGTTGACCCATCATTATCAAGAAAAACAATTGTTCCATCACCCATTATTTGATGTCTATCACTTTGATTCAAAGCGTTGATCTCTGCTTGAGATAAATCTTCAACTCTCATTGGAGTGAGATTAAACACACCATCTTTCTTAATGTAATCTGATTTTATGTTCGAGGTATCTAGTGCCATTCTTTACATTCCTATAGTGAAAGAGTTTTAAAAAGTTTTGTTGTATCTGCTTTTGTATACTCTTGATAATTTCCTTTTAGTTCTTGGGGCATGTCTGTGTAAGTAAGTGTCGCTTTTGTTTTAACAGCTACATCCATTGCGACATCATAAAAACTTTTTTCTTTCCCTGTTCCAAAATTCCAAATACCAGATTGTTTAATACTAAAAAACTTTTGATGATAATCTACTATTTGATCGACATTTATAAAATCTCTATAATACTTACGAGAGTTTTTAAAAATTTTTATTTTACCAGTTCTCTTTGCTTCTCTGTAAAACTTTGTTTGTGGACTCGCCTGTTCACCTTTATGTTCTTCGTGTTGCCCATACACATTAAAGTATCGAAACACTTGAGTTCTAATAGGGGCATTCCTTAGTTCAATGTACCTCTCAAACATTGCTTTACTACGAGCATAATGATTTTGAGGAGAAAGAATAGAAGTCTCTTTAAACTCTGACTTCAACCCATACACTGAAGCACTACTAGAAAACTGAAAATTTACTTTATGTTTTATACACTTCTCATACAAACGAATTGAAAATTCTAAGTTTTGTCTGTAGATAGCGTTTAAATCTGTAGCTGTTGTTGAACTAATCGCCCCAAGATGGACTACCCAATCTGCATCTTTTACTTTAGGAAATACTCCTACTTCGTTTTCTATTACTTCGTGTTTCTTTTCTAGAGCTTTGACTAAATTTTTGCCAATAAACCCTTTGCTCCCAGTGACAACAATCTTCATTTTTGGCTGTCACCTTTTTGTATCCTGTAATTATCTTCTACAGAATCAGGTGTTGAAACTTCAATTATGAATCCTTTTTCTTCACAAATGATTTGATGCGGCACAAGAGGTTTATTCCTCCAGATATCACCTTTAGAAATAATTTCTTCATGCACACTAGCATCTTTTGTATCAACCCAAATAACTTTAAATTTCCCTTTAAAAACATACCAAGTCTCATCCTTTTCTTTATGAAAGTGCATAGAAAACTTTGCACCTTTTACAAAATTTAAAAATTTACCACAGTACTTATCATTGGTAGCAAATATAAATTCAGAACCCCACCCCTTTTCAACAAATCCTTTATTTCTCATTTGTTACTTCTCTTAGTGTGGGGGCGTATACTCCTATGTGTTGTACTGTAATTGATGCCGCTTTCATAGCAAACTTTATTGCACTATCTATATTTTGTTTACTAATGTATTCAAAAACTAGAGCTGCTAAAAAAGTATCTCCTGCTCCACAAACATCATACGTTTCTACCTTTGGTGGTATATATGTTCTATTTTTATATTGTACCTTTTTTGATCCATAGGTAACTATTAAATCTTTTGTTAAATGCGTTACTTGAGAATACTCGTACTGATTAATTTTAACAAAACAACCATCAAAGATAGACAAATCTTTTCTTTTTGTGTCTACAAAGATTGGCGAGTTTGCTTTCTTTATAGTGTCTTCAATCGTGTAGTCTTTTACAAAACCTTTGTTATAGTCTGATATAATAACAGCATCATAATCTTTTATAGGATATCTGTTTGTATCAATAAACTCAGGTTCAATCTTTTCATCAACTCGTAGTAATTGTTGTCCAGTTTTACTATCAATATATCTGTGCTTGCGTTCATAAAATTCTGTTAAAATATCTACACTTACACCAAGACTTACCAAGTTATTGAAAACATTAAACGCCATTCCTTTTTTGATAGTGGTAGAATTTAAATCAAATATAGGAACAGGAGCTTCAGGACTTATTCTTTTGACAGAGCCTACATGATACTCATCGTAACAACTGTCTCCTATTAATAAAATCTTCAAGGGTTTTACTGGTTGACTGATCATTCGATCTCTCATAAAAAATTACATCTTTACAATCGTCTTCCCCTATAATTTTTTTCCCTTTCCAATCTGATCCTTTTACCATTATATCAGGTTGATACTCTTGTATAATACGAACTAAGTCATCATCTGTATCAAACACTGCTACCTCATCGACAGGTTTTAATCTTGACATTAAATGCTTACGAGTAATCAAGTTATTAAAAGGCCTGCCTTTCCCCTTGTTATATTCAATACGCCTATCTGTGTCAATAGCAACCATCAAATGACCACCTAAATTACTAGCAAAATCAAAAAGATCTAAATGACCAGAATGCAGAACATCGAAAGCTCCATTGACAAATATTTTTTTAACAGGTAAAAATTGTAGCATGTCTAAGCAGCTTTCTTCTCCTCCTTTTTAATAGAATTATTGTTAGAATAATTCAAAAGAGTTCCCTCCTCTGGTAAGTAAAGATAAGAGATACCACTGTTCTTTACAGTTTCAATAGCGTCATGCAATGTTTCAACCAAGGGTTCTCCTGCTAAATTAAAGCTAGTATTAAATAGAATAGGTACCCCACTTATCTTTCTAAACTCATCAATTAATTCGTAATACAAAGCATTCTGTTCTTTAGTTACAGTTTGAATACGACACGTTCCATCTACGTGCGTTATAGCAGGAACTTCCCCATGCTTCTCAAGTTTAAAATCCATAGCGTACAGCATGTAAGGTGAATCTTTTAAACCACGAGTTTCAAACCATTCTTCAAAATACTCTTGTAATATTGATCCTGCAAAAGGTCTAAACCATTCTCTTCCTTTTACTTTATTAACTGCTTCTTTTCCTTTTGGATCTGTAGGATCATAAAGAATAGAACGATTTCCTAATGCACGAGGTCCTGCTTCAGAACGACCCTGAAACAAAGCAACAATATTTTTTTCTGATATAAGTTTTGCAATATCACTAGGTTTTACTTTTTTTGTTTTGGCATTAGGGTCAAAAGCATTTGATTTATACTTTTCTTTTCGATCAACACCTAAATACAAAGACTTTAAAGGACGTATCTTTTTTTCCTTTGTTTCTCTGTAATGCACATACTTAGCTATTCCAATCGCTGTGCCACCATCATGAGCAATAGGGTCAATATAAATATTTAAATTAGGAAAACGTTTTTTATAATAATAGTTTGCTACACAATTCAGTGCGTATCCTCCTGACAGTACAACGTTTTTCTTTGAGGTATCATTTGAAGCTTTTTCAATTAGATCACCAACAAGTTCTTGTGTGGCCTGTTGCACTGCCCAAGCTAAATCTTTGAAAGACTCTCTTACTTTACTTGGATCATGATGCCATTCTGTTGTTTGTTTTGGATCTGTTATTTCCAAATCTTCCCAACGAGTGTGATCGACAAGAGCACCTGCAGGATAGCTAGGAAGAAAAACGTTTTTATTACCCCTTCCTTTAATGAAGAGTGGTGGTATTTTATTTGATTTTTTTCCATAAGGAGCTAACCCCATTGTTTTTCCTGCATCAATAAAACCAAAACCAAGGTAGTGTGTGACAGCTTCATAAGCTTTTACAATCGTAATAGCTGAATCCATGAAGTGAGATTTACTTAGTATTCTTTGAGTTTCGTAGTTACCACCTAATGATGCGTAAACTTGTTTAATACCTTCTTCTTCGTAGTTACAATCAAAAATAGTTTCAGTTTCAAAACCAGAGTTAACAAAATCTTTTTGTATTTTAACGTTCTGTTTAGTTCCTGCTCCATCCACCACAACAGCAACAGCTTCTTTAAATCCTGAATTGTAAAAAGCGTTTGCAGCGTGACCTAAATGATGAGCATTTCCTATGTATCCTACTTTTACACCACGATAATGTTTTCTGACTAAAGCACTAAAAGGATCTTCTCCTGTCCAAGGTAAAGAAGGAAGTTGCATTGTCGTTCCTCCTATTACGATGTTATCTATTTGATAGTTTATTGCTTCAAGTATTCCTCTAAAAGGATTGGCATCATACTTTTCACGAGATAATCTTTCTTCTTCAATATAAAATTTTAAATCACCATCAATTAGTAAAGCGACAGATCCATTATGACTTGGATTAACTGCTAATATATTCATACTATTCTACCTTCTTTTCGATATCTTTGACAATGTTAGCGTACATTGTATTTATTTCCTTTTCAGTAAATTCAACAGTCTTCTCGTTTATTCGATCTGCTAAATGCCCCTCAAGACCTGATATACGAATAGGTGAATATTTTCTAAGTGCTTTTCTTTTAATGATATTAAAAAAGTCAGGATAACTTGTATTGACTGCAAACGTTGATCCTATGATAACTGTCCCTGGCTTATTGACTGCACGAGCTATATGTTGTCCTAATGAATCACACCCAATAAAATAATCTGATGCGTCAATAAAAGCAATCCATTGTCTTAGATCAGCTTCTGGTTTTACAGTGTACGTGTCCTCCTTCATATGAAAATGTTTTTCTGCAAAAAGAACAACGTTATATTTAGTTGTAAGTTTTTTTACTAACTTTAAATAGGTATCAAGCTTAATAGAACGAGAAGACTGATCCACAATAATTTCTTCATCTATTCTTTCTGCTGATCTTCCAAAAGGTTGGATAATAATTGTTTTTTGTTTTTGTTGATCTTTCTTAACCTGTTGAATAAACTTTGCAGCGTTTATCTCTTCCATCTTGCTAGTTGTTAAAACAGGTAAAGTTAAATCATCATGCTCATTAGTATTGTTAATTAAAGTGTCAAAAGCTTGAGCTAAAGATTTTTCTTGTTTGTAGTATCCTGGCACTCTATAAGGTTCAGGTGTAATAACCTCATCAGCATCTAAAAAAAATTGCTCAAAAGCTCCTTTTTGATCTGGATTAAAAACTTTATCATGTAATTCTGGAATACCCCAATACAATGTATCCCAACCATTAACCATAACTTGAAAATTTGTATTTCTTTTACTAAATTTAATAAGAGCAGGAATTGCCGCAATTGCTCTCCCTGCTCCTCCATCAATCATAAAAACAGTTTTCATTTTTTTCTTTATTATTATCGTTACAGAGTTAATACTCTGGTGCTTATTATAATGAATTTAGTTTATATAGTCAACTTAATGTGGTGTGTTAAGATGGTTTAGTAGGCCAATTTATATTGTAAATATCTGATTGTTTTGTTACGTCACGCAAAGCCTGTCTATAGGTTCTCCATGCAGTAGTATTACCACTTGCATCTTCAAGTTTGTGTATCTGCCAATCAGCTTCTTCTAATAGAGGTTTTCTAGTTGCACGAACTGTCTCTAATTGATTTGCATTAAGTTCATTTTTATAATCTGTTTCTTGTTCTGATTTAGTTTTTCCACCACTAACATCAGAAAATCTATCAACCTCTTTCCACTTCTGTACCCATTCATTATTACTATTTTTTTCTGCTCCATCTCTAACAATCATTTTTGTGACAGAGGACGCAGTAGGAGGATTAGAAGGAAGAATACTTGTATAACCTAATTGTGTTAGCATTTCAGAAGGTAAAACCTTTGGAAAACTAGTATTTGGATTATGTGCTTTTATTGCATCCATTGTTCTAATTGTACCATCAGTATGTATATATTCACTCATTTAAAACTCCTATTAACTAAATCCATCTCGCCAATCCTCAGGTAAAACAGTTGCACCCATTAAACTCGCAGTTATTAAACTTAAAGAATTATCTCCATGATTATCTAAATTTTTTGAAGTGGCTGCTGTGCTTTTTTTACACTCTAAATTTTGTGCATTTGAGTATCCTGCAACAAAAAATGTATCATTATCTGGATACCAAACAATATCTTTTGGTCTTGCATTAGTACCAGAACCTGCAGGAGTCGTTACATCTGTTACAGCATAGCTATTATTAATATCTATTATTGAAACTTTATAGTAAGGTGATGTAGTTACACGATAACCTACAGCAATATATTTTTCATCATCACTAATTCCAATAGCTTCAGGTACTACATTCATAACATTAGAAACTCCAGAAGCAGCAACATTAACAACTGTTGCATTACTACTTAATGTTGTTGAGCTACCATCATAATCAGCAATATTAGCTCCTTTAAAAACTTTTATTTGAGGTGGATTACTTTCATGTGCAATAGCAATAATATTTCCACCTTTGCTTACTTTTATGCCACCTGCACTACTATAACCACTACCTAAGCTATCTGAATCTCTATCTCCACTACTTGTTCCATTTGTGTTAAATGCACCTATACTAACATCTTTATTATCCTCATTACCAACTGCTATATAATTTCCCCAAACTGCTACTTGTACAGCACCAGTATCCTCTAATTCACTCCATTCTCCTGTTTGATTTGTACCAGTAGAAATTTGAGCCACACCACTATCTTCATTATCATTAACACGATACCAAAAATAATCACCACTATTTCCTTGAGGAGCTAAAACAGTTGCAATAGCATTACCACTGCCACCAAAAGTATAAGTAGAACCATCATAATTACTGGTAGCTGTCCATAAATTTCCACTACCACCTGCATTATCAATATTAAGGATTGCACCACCTACTGCTGAAGATCTACCCCAACCACCAAATCCAACATATTTACTTCGATAGCCATTATCTTGCCAACCATGATTTATTCTTTCACTAGAACCTGCCCAAGATGTAGGAAAAGTACCACTAAAAAAAGTGCTTGTTACATCATTGTAATTATTTTCAATATCATAAACTTTAAAATTATGCGTAATAAGATATTTAGCAGGTGTAGAAGTGCTAACACCAGAAGAAGCGTTTAAAACAAGTTTAGAAACTGACATATTTATTAACCCATTGCTTGCCCAAGAGTAAAACCATAATAAGTTGTACCACCATCTATTGTTAAAAATCCAAAAACATCCACACCATTATTAGTTGTAGTTAAAGTGGGAGCTGTACCACCTGCCCAATCAACAGACCCGGGCCATGTAATAGAGCGAGCACTACTATCTTGAATAACTTTTAGTATAAAAGCTGAACCACGACCATTAGCTGCAGGATTAGAAAAAGTATATGTAACATTTTCTGTTAAATCGTGTTCAAAAACATTACCATCACGTAAATTAATTGTAGCAGCATTAGAGCTAGATGAAACACTAGTAACTTCTTCAATAGTTCCATTATCAAAACTAACAACACCATTTGCATCTGCAGTAACTGCTTTACTTGCTTCAGTTAAACCTAGTGTTGTTACATCAACATAATTTAATTCTGTTGCAGTTGCTGTAACTCCATCAAGTTTGTTTAATTCTGTTGCAGTGGCTGTTACAGCTACATCTTCGTTTATCTTTGGAGATGTTAAAGTTTTATTTGTTAGTGTTTGTGTAGCAGCATTTAAAGTCATGGTGTCAGCACCAGAGTTAGGCACTGTTATTGCATTTCCACCAGACTTTAAGAAAAGATTTGTGCCATCTGAACTAATAGATTCATTTGAGTCTACAAATTGTAATTCTACAGTAGGAGTTCCAGTTCCAATATTAGTTAATAAAAAACCAGTATTGTGTACATGTGTTAACTGAATCTCAGTATTTGCACCTGCATAAAAAACAACAGCATCATCAGTTTTTGCCCAAAAGTATAGACCTGTTTGAACACCACTATTAAAAATTGCAGTACCTGCAGCACTCATATCAAGTGTAAGTGCAGTAATGTGTGAAACTCCATCAGTACCCATAAATATAATGTCTGTATTACTGCCTTCTGCATCTATAGTAATGTCACCACTAGTAGTTGAAAGTGTCACAGCACCATCTCCTGCTTGAATATCATCAAGAGCAGTTGATGGAATATCAGATGTTAATGCAACTGTACCAGTAGCGTTAGGAAAAGTAATGGTTCTATCTGCTGTTGGATTTGTAAAGGTAACAGTTGTTTCGTTAGCGTCTGCACTAGAACCTTCTACAGTAAAACCTGAATCATTAAGATGCAAACCAGTTACAATAGGACTTGTAAGTGTTTTGTTTGTTAAAGTTCTTGTTGTACTTGCTCCATAAGCATCTATATAATCAATATAAACATACCTAGGAACTGAAGCACTATGATCGTACACTAACACAGCATCCTGACTAGCTAGAGTTACGTTTCCAATATTACTAGCTATTGTTGAAGGATGTGCGACAGTATTTATCTCTGCTCCTGAAGCACTAAGTCCAGTAACATTATTTGCTGCTCCTGCTACTGTATTAACATAAGCTTTAATAGATTGTTGGGTTGCAAGTGCAGTGTCTGAATCTGAACTAAAATCATTTTCATCTTTAATAGAGGTAACTGTAGAACCTGAAGCAAGAGTTAAACTTGTGTTAGCTGTTATACCACCACCATCAGCAATAGTAATAGCATCATCACCATCTGTAAATGCTATCTTAGCAGTTTGTACTTCTCCACCTACTTTAATATCTCCAGATACATCTACTCTTGTAGAAGCATTTAAATCAATAATAGCTTCACCATCAATCGTTAGTGTACCATCTGCTGATTGATGTATAAAAGATGCTGTATCTCCAAATTGAATTTTATTTGTACTATCCATTAAGATGTTATCAGAATACTTAAAGTAATCCTCATCTTCCATCCAAGTGATAACACCATCATTAGTATTACCATTGAATGTTACAGCAACGTCTGTGTCTCCATTATTACCAATTGATAAAGAATCTGTTTCTAAATTAATTGCACCACCAGAGTCTAACGTAATCGTTGTACCTACAGCTTCAAATGTTCCATCTGCTGTTATTGTAATGTTACCATTAGCACCTGCAGCATCTGTAGTAGTAATGGCTAGTGTACCATTTGTACCTGCAGTTATTGTTGCTGTATCACTAGTATCACCTGTCATGGTAATGACTTTACCATTTATATTTACGTCATCTACTGTTAACGTTGTAAGTGTTCCTAGTGAAGTTACGTTAGGTTGAGCCGCAGTACTAAGAGTTCCACCCAAAGTAGTTGCAGTCACATTACCTTCAAGATTCGCAACAAGTGTTCCTGTAGTGATAGTAAGATTACCAGTAGATGCACCTGTAAAAGAACCTGTTCCTACAATAAATTTATCTGCTGATTCATCAAAACCCATGAACGCATTATCTGCTGATCCACGTTCAATTACAATTCCTGCATCATTACTAGGTGAACCTGAAGTTCCATTAGCTAATTCTATTATCGCATCACTAACGACTGTGTTCGTAGTATTGATAGTGGTTGTTGTACCACTAACTGTTAGATCACCTTGAATCGTGGTATTACCACTAACGTTAAGTGTACCACTCATAGTAACACCTTCGCTACTATCAGTACTTACAATTTTAAGAATACCTGCTTTACCTGTTGAACTAAATTGAAAAGCACTTGCGTTATTATCAATAACTGTGTGTGTGGTAGCTTGTGCTGTGCTTGAAATAGAAGCATTCGATAAAACTAAACCACCACTTAATGTTGCAGTATTACTTGCTGTAATTGTAGCAAAGCCACTTGTTCCTGACGAAGTAACATTTCCTGTCAGATTAGCTGTTACTGTTCCAAACTGTACGTTATCTGATGTTGCTAAACTTTGATCAGTATCAGATAAGTCTGTAGCTGCAATAGTAATATTACCAGTGCCATCAAAAGATTTTCCTGCAATCGTTCTAGCAGTTGCTAAAGCTGTAGCTGTGGCAGCGTTACCTGAAGTATCTTGATTGCCTGTAGCGTTAACGCCTGGTAAATTGATATTACCTGTTCCATCAAAAGAAACACCACCTATGGTTCTCGCAGTCGCTAAAGCAGTTGCAGTTGCTGCATTACCTGATGTATCTTGATCTCCTGTAGCATTAACTCCGGGAAGGTTAATGTTTCCAGTGCCATCAAAACTTACACCACCTATAGTTCTAGCAGTTTGTAAAGCTGTGGCTGTAGCTGCATTTCCATTAATACTACCAATAATGGTATTACTTGCAGTAAGAGTAGAGAACGTTCCTGCTGCGGCACTATTTGCACCAATAATTGTGCCATCAATTGAACCTGCGTTAATGTCTGCAGTATCAGCGACTAGACTATCAATGTTAGCAGTACCATCTACATATAAATTTCTCCATTCAGAACCTACTGCTCCTAAATCGTGTGTGTCATCTGCAGAAGGAATAACAGGCGAAGCAACATCAGCAGTTAATGTGACAGTATCAGAATCAGCATTACCAATTGTTGTGTTTCCATTTACTGTTAAATTACCAGTAACAGTAGCATTCTCATCGACAGTTAGAACATCAGTTTGTACTGTGCCATCGAAGTACGCATTTTTAAATTCAACACTAGAAGTTCCAAGATCAATGTTGTCATCAGTAGCAGGAGTAACAACACCATCTTCAATGATAACTTGTTCTTGTGCCGCACTTGACACATTAACATAAAATCTAATTTTTGCACTACTAGTGTCTATACACGCTTTCGTATAAGTATTTGAATCAGAAATAATAGGAACGTAAGCACCTTCAGTAGTTGTTCCATCATGTTTATGTCCACTTGCTACAACAAATGCGTCACGAACACAGTTAAATTCACTATTAATTGGTGCAGCTTTAACAACCTCATTAGGCTGTATTAAAGTTGCTGATTGTCTACAATAACCTGCCATTTTATAATCTGTCTCCTACCCCATATGTTATCACAATCCCTTGAATAGCGTGGGATGCTTTAGTGTCATTAGTAACATATCTAAGTGATATTGCTTTTCCAGATCCTGATATGTTTGTTCTTCTTACAGGAGAAGGACTACCATCGTAGATTGCTCCTGCATCAAAAGTTGCTTCATTATAATAAGCTGCTGCTGCTTCGTTATCGATTGAAAAGTCAGTAGGATTTAACGAGTTAACATCTTCGTAATCGTAAACAGCAGACATTGCAATCTCATTATCACCTTCAGATCTCATGTAGGTTGCAATGGTGTAAAATATTTTTCTTTGCTCTGGATCTTGCATGTAGTAGTAAGGCGTTTGATAAACACTAAAGATGTCCTCCCCACCAAAACTAGTTCCTCGTTCTTGTCGATGCACCTTTCCATCACTTGCTCCATGAATTACAAATTCATTCTGACCAATGTACCCACTCGCCGCACAGGTAGCAGCAATACCTAGCATTTGACTATACTCAAACTGCATACCTCCTGTAGGAGATTCTCTAAAACCTCCTATTATTCCTTGAGTGTCTGCTCCTGCAAAATAGTATCTAAACTGTGTTTTGGTACGTATGACAGCAGCACTCAATCCCTCAAGGTCAATATCAAAAATTACATCTGTAAAAATAGATTGAATATTTTTAGAAACTGTCTCTAAATTTACGTCCCCAATTCTGTCTGTACCTGACACAGGACGTAAACCATCTTGAGATAAAAATAAAAGATCTCCTCCTATCTCTATAACACTATCAGAAGCCATACAACCTAAATTGTTTGTAACAGTTTCTAAAGTAAAATTACCTTTGTTGTTACCTGTAATTTTTTTAATATTGTTTGTACCAAAAATAAATAGGTTGTCTCTAAAAGGTTTGATAGCAACAATAGGAAACCCTACATTAAAAAATCCTGCACCTAAAGCAGGATCGTAGTCTGTTTCTTTAGAGGGTTCACTAAAGTAAAGATTATTGGCTTCGTTAGGATCTCCTGCCAACCACATATGGTTTTGAAACGCTGTCGCAAACTTAGGATCATCAGGTGCTTGAGCATGTGTGATCTGTACGTAAGACGAACCATCATAAATTGCAGCAGGATTAACGCCATCTGTAAGAATAACTTTTGCACTACCTGCTATTTCATAAGGAGTAAAGCGTACCTTTGTAACTCCTGACATTGTAGGAGATCCTGCGCTTGTAACTGCAGTCCATGAACTACTAGAATTTACCCATCTATGTAAATAATTAGTTCCTGAACTAGGTGCTCTTGCAGCGAGGATACCATCATTGATACCATTAACAACTGCAACCCCTAATACTGATCCTGTTCCTGGAACAGTTCCAAAATCATTTAAAAAGCCACTCACCTTACGATATCCTCCAGTTACAGAGGGTTCATAATTAGTAAGCTTTATTGCTGATCCTGGTTGTCTTTCTTGTTGAGACAGAATATCTCTGTTTGTGTTAAGACCACCTTCAGAAAAAACTTTATAAGAGCCTAAATTCTCTGGCATTAAAGCACTCTTCCTAAAACTTGATTAGAAGAATTAACTCGTTCAATGACTGTTGATCTTATGCGAAGAGGTTCATCTATTAACACTCTTCTCATAGACTTAATACCATTTTCAAAATTGTTTTGGTGCATAGCTGCACTTTGTTCATTAGATCGAAAACGCATCATATACATCATTGCTCCATCGATAACAACATGAGTAAAACGATCAGGGATAATACCTGTATCATTAAATGCTGAAAGAGAAGAAGGAAACTTATAATAAATGTATTCTATTTCATAGGAATTATCAGGAATAGGAGTTAATCCAAACTTTTCTTCATCTGTTTGATAAACAAGGGTAGGTGCTGAAATACCTGTTTGATCTCCTGTATCATCAAAGTGTCTATATCTTTGTGTGTACTCAGCATAAGTAATTGTGGGTAAGTGCATAGGAGTATTGTCAACAGAAGTTAACTTTTTAAGGTAAAAGGTTTCCCAATCTGCACTAGAATAATCAGCAGGAAAGTCGTATTGTCTTGTTCCTGCAGCCAATGTTTGAGTATTTGTTGTTTTTAAGAAAGGCCACTCTTGACCTGTTTGTAAAATATTTCTGATGGAGTTATTGATTGCGTCTTTTGCTAACGCTTGAACATTCCTAACTGTTGCAAAACCATCTCCAGTTGTATCTAATGTAACTTCGTTTAATCTACGAAGTAGTTCGTTTGTTAAAGAAACGAAAGTAGCCATTATTTAAATCCTTAAAAATCTACACAGTACTCCATTTGAGTTGTTTTAAGCACTATGTCTTTTTCTTGCCATTTATCAACGTATACACATTCTATTTTTGTGTAACCATTATCTTTAGCGTAATAAAATCTATTATTCCCTATAGCGCAACGATACTTTAAAGGTTGTTCAAAAGCTTTAGTTGGATCTTGCCTATGAGGTTGTTCTTGAAAATAAACTAGAAAAGTTTCTTGTAACCAAACAATAGGAGGCCATAACATTCCTTGTTCATCTAACGATTTAGTAATAGCTTGTCGAAAATTAATATCTCGCAAAGCTGCTTCATCCATTTGCCAAAAAACTTGATCAATGTCAAAAGTACGTATATCCCAATGATCTAATTTGTTTTTAGCTTTTAGTATCATGTAAGTTAAGAGGGCAAGTTACCCTGCCCTCCCTAATCATATGCTTATGTTAAGCAAGTAGATCTCTATCTACTTCTGTTGCACCTTTTGCTGCAAAATGAACAGTACTTTGATCACCAAGATCATCTACATCCATTAAGATAGCAAATATGCGAATCTGCCCTGTATTAGGGGCAGTTGATGTTGCTTGAAGCTCAAGATCAAGAGTATCAGCAGTTGCACCTACAAAGAAAGGAACTCCTGCTTCTGCTGCAGGTGTAAGATAACCTATACCTGATGACAGAATAGCAGAGTCATCATCAATGTCTGCTCCTGCTATATACTGATCAACATCTGTACCAAAACCTAAGTTAACAGTATTACCATCAGCAGCAGATTGAACTGATTCAATCATTTCTGCTCCTGCTGTTAATACCATAGTATTAGCAGGTATAGTAATTGCTTCAACAAAATCACCTGCACTAAGAGCGTCAAGATCAGCATGTCCAAAATCTATAGTAGTTTGAACCATATATGGTTTTCTACTTGGATTTCCAACACCTCTTGCATCAACTTTAAATGTACTAATTGTAGCCATTGTTTATCCTCCTTTAAGCTGCGTTATATTTGGCAGTTACGATAGCTTCTGGACGAAGTATCTTTCTCCCATATAAGTGCATGCCGCGCACAATGTCTGCAAATGAGTCAGGGTCACGATATGTTTCTGTTTTGCTAAGCTGCTCAGCAGTTGCAACAGCAGAATCATGACCTGCAACAATAACACCAAAATTGGCATTCTGGTTAGCAGAACCTGATGTTCCTGGGCCTGTACCTACTTTTGGTAAATTGCTTGAACTGTAGACTCTAAAGCCATGAATGTTGTTCAAGACTAAGCCATTGCGTAGCGCACCTGATTCACCATAATCAGCATTTAGAAAACGTGAGTCTTCGTCTGCCATTATTTCCATGAATACAGGATCAACAACAAGCCATCTACCTTGCTTATCAACTTGCTGTTGGTCGAGTAAACGAGCCATACGAGCAATTATCATAGCAGGAGAAACAGTTGCTGTTGGTAAAGCAGTTGCCCCCGGTAAACGTGCAGTCACAGGAATTGAGTGATCCCCTGCAGAAGTTGTTGCGATGTTACCAAATGAAGACTTGATAAGTTTCATTGAAGATAACAACTCATCAGAACCTGCAGTTGAAACAGCTTTTGTTCCATTAACAGTTGTGTTTGCTGTACTTGCTTGAGCATGCAGAGCAGTTTGAGCAAAGCCTGACAAGTAGCCTAAGACTTCTTGGTCATGCTGATCAGCTAATCTGTACGCAGCTCTATCAGTTGCAAGTTGCATAAAGTTGACATGACTGTGAGCTTCCTCAATATCATCAATTTTAAAAGCGTAGTAATTACTTTTATCGATAACAAGAGAAAAGTCTTCGTCATCTAAATCTTGTGCTGTGATTTGAGTGCCACGAGCATAAGAGCTTACAGAGATCTCTGGCTCTTTGATGATTCTTACTGTATCACCTTGAGCAGAAATTTCTCCAAAATAGTCAGAATTGGTGATGTCACCAACGACTGTACTTTTCCTAAAGGCTAGTTGAACCTTTCTGGAATATATTACGCTAGAGAAATTACCATTAGGTAAGTTTCCATAGCCTGATGCTGAAGTAAAAGCCATAGTTAAAATCCTCCTTAGATTGAATGTTTTGGCTCTGATTAGAAAGCTAAACACTGTAAAGAGGTCATTTTCTTTCTAGGGTGCAAGAGTTTATTAACTGGCCTGTTAATAAGTCTTGGGCCTGTACTTAAATGAGTAGTTCTTCTTAGTATTAGACTTTTTTATTCGTATCTGTGAAAGTAGTCCAAAAGGGGTTTCACCATAGATACAGCTAGTTATATAGGAGACAGTATAACTGTCAACTATTTATCTTGCATTACCAGTAACATCGTAAACGAATTTACCTTTACGCATTGCTTCGTTAATCTGGTCTTGCATATTCTCGAACTCTTTGTCAGACATCTTGGCAACATCAGATTCTTTGATATTACCTTTCAGTCCTTTAACATCGATTGATGTACGAGAACCTTTGGTAATGGCTGAAGCCGCAGCTTTCTTTGTGTCTAGTTTTGCTGAAGGAGTCAGTCCATTATCAACTTTATAAAGATCAATAACTCTGATAACAGATGCAGGATCATCCATATTTTCATAGAGAGCATCTTTTACCCATTTAGGTTGTTCTTCAACCCAATTGTGAAATTCATCAGATTGTCTTAATTCATCGAAGTCATCATGACTTTTACGAATAACATTTTCTGCTTTCATTCGTAAAGTCTCAGTATGAGCATCATCTAATTCTTGTAATCTTTTCTCAGCCTTACTGAACATTTCTTTTGCTCTTTGTTCAGCAATCTTTTGTACAATACCTGCTACATCAGGATATTTTTTAGACCAAGAAATAATATCTTCGTCACTCTTAGGAGCAACGATACTTTCAGTTTCTTTTCCTTTTCTTATAGATTCAAGCTTTTCATTCCACTCTTTTTCTTTTTCTTGCATATGTCTACGCAAGTCACCATAACGCTTCTTAAAAGATTTTTCTTCAGCGTCTAAGCTAGAATCATCTTCTTGTGCTTTGGTTTCTTCTTGGGTTTCTTCTTGTTGGGAATCATCTGTGGCTTGTACCTTGGAGTCCTCAGTTCCTTCGCCACTGGATTGATCCTTAATATTTTTATCGCCACGAGCTTCAGCTTCCAATCTAGCTATTTCTTTTTCTTCTTGTTCAATACGTTTTTGTTTTTTTGAGTGGTTGTAACCACGATCTACAAAACCTGCAGTTTTAGTTTTTTGTACTGCTCCTAATTCAGGCATTCTTTATCTCCTTAGTTTTTCGAGTTGCCCTCTTCTTTGGGGTTGGCTTTTTCTTCTTTGCCATTAAACCTCCTTTTGTAAAACCTCTTTGTACTCCTCGTTCCATATCTTTAATAACACTTTCAGTTCGAGAGATAGCAGCTTTTTGCTCTTCAGTACCAGTCTCCATAATCTGTTTACCTTCTGTTTCCATGTAATTATCAAAAGATTCTTTAGCTTTCTTACCTGATTCTTTAGTACGCTCTCTTTGAGCTTGAATGTTTGCTGCTGTATCACCACTAAAAACTGTAGATTTATCATCATCCTCATTATTTTTCTTTTGATTGCCACCTTGATTGGGAGCATCAGCGTTTATACCAGTAGCATTTTGAATTAGTTTTCTTTGAGAAGGTGTTATAGTCGAAAGAAAACCTTTCATAGCAAAAGGATCTTTTAGATTCAAAGAGTCTGGAATATCAATACCAATTGATTTTAAATAGTTAGCTGTTTTAACATCACCATCAGAACCAAAAAGTGCATCCACAGTTTTATCTGCAACACCTAAAAGTTTTGATTTTCCTAATTCTTTTTCAATAGCTGCCTGTATCAGAGCTGCTCCTTCAGTATCTCCTGCAGCTTCTCGAATCATCATCTCTGCTCTAGCAGTAGAAAGATTAGAAACTTTTATACCATAATTGGCTACAGCACCCCCTACAGGACCTAAGACCATTGACGCTACTGCACCTGCTACACCAGTTCCTACCTTTGTTCCTGTACCAAAATATTTCTCTACTGATTTATTAGGATCACTCCAATCAACATCTTCATACCAAGGCTTAACTTCTGGATCAGTAGACTTGCCATTGTCATCATCGTCATTTCTTTGTGTACCTGCATAAGCATCTTGAGCTTGTTTTAAAGCAGCTGACCCCATTTCATAGAAAGGTGGTTTTGTAAATTGTTCATCTGCAGGATTTCTAAGCTTGCCATTTATGTACTCTATAGCTCTTGTCTCTCCTGTTTGTGCATTTACAAATGTTTTAGAAGTTATAATCGTTTGAGGAGCTGCAGGTGCTGATTGTCTTGGTATAAACTTTGAAAACCCAACAGTACTATAATTCATTGGATTAAAGTTTTGAGACATTTGCTGTGCTTGATTTAAAGCTCCTGATTGTGTTTGTGGTAAGACAGCAGGCCCAGTGTTAGCAGCCATAGGAACGTTAGCAGGGGCTTTTGCATTAGGTGATGTCAACTGCATGTTTCTAGCCACTTGTTCTTGAGAGAGAGGTTCACCACCAATCCTACCATTTTGTTCCATTCTTTGCAAGCCTGTTTTTGCTTTGTTACGTAAACCCTCAAAAAAGTTCACACCATAGAAACGAAGAACATCTGCAGGAACGACATACTCACCTTCAGACAACATAGCAGGAATATCATCACGAACTTCATTAGCCATTGATCCAGGAGGAATAGGATTTCCTGAAACAGGATCTCTTTGTTGCCCATCATCTTTCATTCCACCTTCTTGCATAAACGCCATTTCCATTTGTTTGTCCATTACTGCACCACCTTTTTTAAAAGCTATTATTTTTTCGTAAACAGGATGTTCTTTCCCTCTTACAGAAATTGTTCCAATCTGATTACCAAATTCTAATTCCCCATTTACAGTAGGTCTTAGCCTTGGCTCTGTTTTTGAATTTTCGTATTTTTTTAAATTAACACCTTTTGAAAAATCTGTTTCTAAAGTGTAAAAATGTTTGCCACCTTTTTCTACTGAGACAAGAGTAGGGATATCTTCATATCCTTCTGGAGAATTAGTCCATTTCCATCCTGCTTTCTTTTTGAATAAGTTAGTCTTTATTTTTGTTTTACCTTTTCCTGTTGATCCAACTGTTTCAACATTATCATTAGACACTTTAAAAGATGGTTTACCATCAGGAGAAATTTTTATATTCGCTGAAGAAACATTTCTTCCTGATAAAACTTCTCCAGTTTGAGGATTTAAATAATCCCCACCTTTAGGGGCATCTCCTTTAGGAAACATTCTCTCTGGTTTAGGAAACACAGAAATCATTTCTTTATCTACTTTTTTTGATTTATCAGCGATTTGTTTTGCTCCTTGACGTACTGCAGTTTTTGCAATTGTTCCTCCACCAGGAAGAAGACCTACAGCTTCACCTGCAATTAAAGCAGATACTTTTTTGTAGTCAGGATTTTCTTTTGCTAACTCGTCTTTTATTTCTTTGATAGACATTGCTGTTCCAACAACAGGTAAAGAAGACGCAACGCTTTTCATTCTTTTTACAGTTTCTGGAGCTTTAAATGGATTAGTCGTATACTGTTTTTTTGGCATACCTCCTTCTGACATTCCATCTACTGAAGCTGACACTGAAGAGCTATTAGAACGATTTAATCTCCTGTTCAAAGGAGATTCTTGAGAGTGAATATTCCTTGGAACAGGTTTAGTATTAGCAGCAATACCAGTTTTTTTCTCAGGTATAAAAGTTTTAAAGATAGGATCATTCTCAGCTAAAAATTTTGTAAAATCTACAGTAATATCATTTTTAGTAATTCGTCTAATTGCTACAATATTATCTACATTATAAAGAGGATTTCCTTTTCCTGGTGGTCCTCCTTCTCTAATAGAAATTGTATTATCGTGATTACCTCCTACAATATTGAGGTATCCTTCAGGAGCAGGATTAAGACCTATCCTGTTTCCTGCATAAAAAGTTACGTGATCTCCTGGTGCATCTTTGCCACCTTTTGCTTTATCAAGATCCCATATAACAATGTCACCTTCTCGTATATCTTCTAGTTTAACAGGTGTTCCATAATTAACGTATTGATGTGCTCTAATTCTATTAAAGTCATTTGATGACTCTAATCTATCAACATCCATCATTCTAAGTATGTGATCGATAAAAGCTGCACACCAAGCATCTTTTGTGGGGTCAAGGGTTCTTTGCGTTCCTTCAGCTTTACTACCTATAACAGGCTCTCCTCCAAGAGCATTTCTCCAAAAACCCATTACTGCTCTTTTACCAAATTCAGTAATTTCATCAAACGTGTTAATGATACTAGGTTTTCTATTGCCTGGATTAACTTTTGATCTCATTAAATATCCAAGCTGTAGAATCATATCGATAGGTGTACCTTCAAAAGGTTCATTTGAATCTAGTACTGCTCGTTGTAGTGCATCAAAATCTGTTGGTTTGTTTTCGTCTATATCTTTAGATATTTCTTTAGATTTTGGCTCTTCATTAATATTTTGTTGTGTATCTTGATTAATAATAGACTCAACATCATTTTTTATTTCTGAAGGTAATTCAATCTCTTGTTCAGGAGTAGGTTGTTTAGGCATGTCAATAATACCTGAATCTGACATTTGTTTATCAATATCTGTTATTTTACCTGTGATATTAACGACCATTCACTTCATCCCTTAAAAATTTTAAATTTCTTAAAGCTTTAATTTCACCTTGTAATCTATACAAATCTTCAGGCTGTCTAGCCTGTTCCATTTGTTTATGTGCAAAGTCTATCTTTCTATCAAGCTCTAGGTTCAGTGCATCCCAAATTTCTTTGTTATTCACTAAAAGTTTTATTTTCATTATTGACCTTCAGTTCCTGTGAATCCTTGTTCTCCTGGAGTAGGTGCTGTGCCTGTACCTATTGTACCACCACCAGTTCCTTGTGTATCTTGAGCTTGTGCTCCTGCAGGAACTGCACCTTGTGGTGCTTGTCCCGGAGCTCCTTGTGGAGGTGGAGGTGGTGGATTTTCTTCTTGAAACTTCTTCAGTATTTCAGCTTGTACTGCTGCATCTTGCATAGAGTTTACTACTTTGTCAGGATCAAGATCCATTGAGTTTGCTATCTCTCTAATGATATAATCCATTTTTGCAAAAGGCGCAAGAACTGGATTTTGTACAACACCCAAGAACTGCATCAGTCTTTGGCTACGTACTTCATTCGCCATTAAAGATTGCGTTCCTTCAGCTTTAACTTCGAGATCTCCTTTAATTTCAGGATCAAAGTTAAACTGCATATTAAAACTGAAGAATGCTTTACCCAAAGGTCCTAGTAAGTAATCGTCTATATTCTTTACAACTGTTCTAATACTTCCATTCGCAGCTGACATGAGCATTGAGATACCAGAAGCAGTTCGCCCCACACCTTGTATGCCTGTTTGTCCATGAGCAAACGAAGGAAAACCTGTGGATTCATCTGCAAGAACTCTAGCTTTGTCAAACATCTGCATGTTCTCATTCGCTACGTTTGGAAATTTAGTGCCAAAAATCCCTTGTCCTGGAGCTCCACCTTGTCTTCTAAATACTTTTCCCGGATAGATAGAAAGATCTTGTCCCGGCACCAGATTTGTTTCATCTACTTCTATCAATAAGTTTCCTGATAGTGCAGCATTGTCCACTGACATCCTCATGAAACCATTCATTAAAGTCTGTGTGTCATCCATATTTTCTGCGATACCTATACCAAAGAAAGAGTAAGGATTTACTTCAAAAGGAAAAGAGTAGTAAGGTAAGATCGAAGGTGTAAAAGGATTCATTACAAGTCTCAAGACCTGACCATTACAAATCCAAATATTTACAGCAAGTTGATCATTATCTTTCAACTCTTTAGGTATTTCAATATCGTGTCCTTCGAGAATAGTTCTATCAACATACCCCCAAAACTCTAGAACATCAAATCGTTCTGATCTTGTTTCTTGATCAGCATCCTCCATAACCTGTTCCCACCATTCTTTTGAGTAAGATTCTCCAATCTCAATAGCTGCATCAATAGAAGCATCTCTAAAGAAAGGTCTTCTTTTCAAAGCTCTGATTTGGGAACGAGATAATTTATGTTTTTCTAATACATACTCAGCGTCTTCCATGTTGTTTGCATCTGGATCTGGATAAAAGTTCCAAATAGAAACATCACAAGTTTGAGGTATTGTTTTAAAAATAGGAGAATATTTTCCTTCTTCATTCCAATTAGGATATTCTTTGTCTAAAGCAAAAGGACCTTTCATGATTCCTGTGCCAAACAACGAACATTCAAACGCCGCATTTCTCAAATGTTTGTTAGCGTGAGATTCTTCTAATTGATCATGTATTTTCTTTTCCATCTTTTTTGCTGCCACCATCGCAGGATGGAAAGTAACTTGAGTAGGGGTTGTCCCTGGACCTTCTTCAAGATCTTCTATTACAGGTTCTAACTTCTTTTTCAAACCACCAAGACGTTCTCTAAGATCAATAATTGTTTCACCAGGCTTTAATGATGGATCTTCCTCTTCTTCTTCTTCATTCTTTTCATCAAAATCTTTGATTGCTTTTTTCATGTCTTTGTTGGTTTCAAAGTGAACAGATTCAGCAATCCCATCTGGTAAAGTAGTTGGATTAATAGATACAGGAAATTTATGTGATCCAAATAAAACTTCTACAATCTGACCATACGCTGCCAAAACTTTTGTTTTTGTAACTTTAACAAAAACTCTAGACTTTTCTGTTGAAGTAAACTGTACGTCAGGACCATAGATTCCTCTATAATTCTGATAGGATTTAATCCAACGTTGCTCGTCAGAGTATCTAGCCTTTTCAGCTTTCTTATATCGTTCTTGAACAAAGCCTATGATTGTTCCTGCTTTAGGATCATGACCAGTAGTGTCCTGTGAGTCTTCAAGATGCACTGAATCTTCTTCGTCAATTACTAACTCTTCAGAGTTTATGATATCATCTTCTTCCATATTCTATCCTTAATAACCAAATGTAGGGTCTGACGCTTGAAACCCTGTTCGTTGTGATGCAACATCAAAATCAAAGATGTTACTTCGTGGTCTTGTCATCACACCATATCGTAAAGCATCGTAGAGGTGATCTTCTGACTTTGTATCGACATCCTCTGAATTGTTTTTATCAAGAGGTATCGAAGGTAGTTGTGATATGATATTAGTGCAATTATTAAATATAACAAGTCTTGGTTCTTCTGTAAACTCATCTATTTGTAATCTTCTATGAATTTCATTTTTACCTGCTACACGAGAACCTTTTGATCTATCAGAAGGCCGCCATCTGCAACCTTTTAATATCATTTGCTCTGCTAAACTAGGACCTGTATCTCCTCGTTTATGCCACAAAGATGAGTCTAAAACACCATATCTTATTTTTTCCCCTTCCTCTAATTCCAGGATCGTGTCAGCCAAATCAGTTGCTATTACTTTAGATACGTATAACTCCCTGTACACTATTAGCTGTTCAGACCCTGGAACTACTGCAAACCAAAGAACACCTGTGTAAGATCCATAACCATAGTCAGCTGCTCTAAAACGATACCAACTTGAAGGTAAATCGTAAGGATCTATAACATGTATCTTCCTGTTAAACTCTGGAAAAGCTGCACCTTCATTAACATCCCAATCCCCCTCCAACAATTGTCTTCTTTGATGTTCAGGTAAAGAAAGAAGGTTCGCTTCGTACATACCATCTTCAGAGAGGTAAGGATTGTCAAACAATGTAGCAGGAATAAACTTGCGTCTAAATAAAGGTTGACCCTCTCTGGTATGACCTTTAGGCCATGTAATTACTTCTCCATCTTCGCCTGTTGCCCAAAAAGCTTCTCCTGGTGGACTTGGATCTAGAAAATGTTTTCTTACCCAACTATGTCCTGGGCCTCCTGGATTACTAGTTGCTCTCATAAAAAGGGGTAAACCAGAGGATCTTGTAGAACGAAGTCGAGATCTCATATAGTTCCAAGCGTAAGGCGAAGGCCATTGTGTTAATTCGTCAAAGCCAATCCAGTTAAAAGCTTGACCTTGGTATCTCATAACGTCATCATCTCTATCTAGGTATGACATCCACAATGTTGCTCCATTAGGAGCTACCCAAGTTTTGTCTCGTTCCATAAATTTAATCCCTGGAACTGCTTTTGGGTATAACTGCTTACTTACAGAAATAAGCTCTCGTAACTCTTCAGTACTCCTACGAACAAGTAGCATTCGTGCATGTGGGTTGCTAAAGTACCTAACTGGATCTGCAACCATCGAATAGCTCTTGCCGCCCCCGGCTGCGCCGCCATATAGTACCTCTTGTTCTGTTGAAGCTAAAAACTTTGTTTGAGGCCCTGGATTAGGCTTGAAGATGACTTCTTGTTGTGCCACAGGTAGGGCATCTGTCTCCTGTGGCGAGAGGTTGCCAGTTGTCTCCTTCATCAAGAGTTCTGGTTGCTCTACCACCAAGTCTTTCTTTTTCGATCTTCTCGCTTTTCCTTGCCGCTTCTTTATATTTTTTGGCATATTGCCTGTAGTTTGACGAAGCCCTACGCCTTTTTTCTTCCATTCTGACACGTTTGTATAACCCTACATGTGATATATATCTACCAGATTGATCTGATAACCATTTTGATACTTGTCTAACACTATAATCCTGTAAAAACAACTTCGCTTTTTCTAAAAGTTCTAATTGTTCAGGAACAGGAACTAAAAGATCTTCATCCTTTTCATCTTGTTCGTAGCCAAATGGCACATGTCTTCCTATTCTAATAATGGGATACCACTCCCCCATCTTACCTCTTAAAGGTATTTTCCAATCAACATTAGTTGGGTGATCTGCTATTGAAGCTCGTCTACTCATTGTCTTTCGCAGGTAAAATAAATAAAGGCTCTTGTGCTTTTACTTCTACCTTTTCTGTTTTTGTAAATCCTGCACGATCTAAAATATCTTTTGCAGCCAACATTTTTTCTTTTACACCTAGATCAGTAGGATCAGTCATTACTGAATACATTGTGTAAGCTGCTTTTGTTGAAGATTGTGCAATAAATTTTTTTGTTAACTCAGCAATTTCATCTGATAGAGAGTTAACGATTTGTGTTGAAGAAACAGCATCAGCATATCCTGCAAGTTTTTTTGCTTTGACAGGATCTCCTTGTGCATCTTCAAATAGCACATCAAGAAATTTCTGTTGTTTTTCTGTTATATTCTTACGCATATTCCACCATATATATTACTGCGGCAAGAACTCCTATTCCTAATGTAAGCACTAGAAACGAAGCTATCCATGTAATAATTCCTTCTCTTATTTCAGCTGCTCTATATTCTTGTTCTTTTTTTTGTTTTCTTATTTCTGCTTCTGTAGCTAAGAGCTCTTCCCAAGCTGCTCTACCCATAGAAAATGTAATGTGATCTTTTAATTCTTTTCTCATAGCTTCAGCTTTTTTTTTAGCTGTAAATATTTCAATGGCTTCTGCTTCTACAGAACCTCCTACTGCTTTCCACCAAGGAGGATTTTTATTTTTTTGATCTGCGTAGGTTAGATCACTCATGAAACCTGCCCACGAAGAAAGCTGTCCTGACATATCTTGTAGGTCTTTTCCAATGGACAGACCTTTTTTTAAAGCGTTAAATGCAACAGTAGCACCAGTTATAATGGTTACTGGGTCCATTCATCAAGTCTCCTCTCCAAAACTCAACTTAATTAAGTAGGTGTGTAATGCTCCTCACCAGATAGCACAACATGAAAGTCTGAAGATGAATCTTCAAAACCAACTATTTTGTCTCCAGGTTTTAACGCTAAGTACCCTCCTCCTTGAATAACTTCAAAAACAGTATTAGCAGCAAGGCTATGTTCATCAACTAAAAAATGATACGTTGTTGTTAATGCTTCATAATATTGAATGCTATATTTCTTTGTGCTTGCTGCACCATTTGAAATATGTAAGTAAGTGATTAACGAAGTAAATTCTGAAGGGCAAGTGTAGATAACATCACCACTCGCCCCTCCTGCTGTAGCAGAAAGATTAACAGCTTTACTAAAATAATTAGCTGTTGATAACATTTACTTCTTGTTACCTTTCTTTGTCATACCACCATAAAACATTCCTTTTTTACGATAGTCTGTCATACCACCACCCATCATGGCAGTCTTCTTTTTCTTAGGCATCATGCCACCATACATCATACCAGTTTTCTTTTTGGACATTCCTCCATGTCCCATACCAGGTTTCTTTTTAGACATTCCTCCATGCCCCATACCAGTTTTTTTCTTGGGCATACCACCTTTAGCCATAAATCCCATTTTATTTCTTACTGATTCAGGCAATTTTTTTAATCCTGTTTGTGAAGGATTAGGCTTCTTGAGTTGACCACCCATATTCATACCAGTCTTTTTCTTTTTGTGCATCATTTTCTTTTTTCCTTTTGTTGTAGAGGGTTTCTTTTTTGCTTCACCAATCATAATAACAAGTGCCATGCTATTATCCTTTTCCACCATATTTCTTTTTTAAGACTCCATTGTTATTATAGAAGGTCCCATATTTCTTTTCCCAAGCTTTTCTTTCTCTTTGGCGTTCTAAAGTTTTAACATGAAGTCTTATGGGAGGTTTAGATGGAACTCTTTGTTTAAGTTTAGGTCCTTGTAAGTCTCCTGGTTCACTAACATGAGGCCCTAATTTCTTTTTAGTAATTTTATCCTTATTAGCAGCAGGAAATGCTTTTTTATTAATATTTTTACCAACTTCTATTAATTTATCACCTTTTAAATTTCTATCAAAAACTTTATCACTATTTTTAGGTTTTTTTAAAGGCTTCTTCAAATCTTCAGCATAAGCTGCGATCATAATTTTACCATCTTTGTTGGTGTAATATAAACTTCCTGCCCTTTTTGCAGCAGCTATACTTTTATATTTTCCTGCATTCTTTTTAGCTTGTTTAACAGTCAAACCTTTGTCTTTCAGTTTACTATTAATCCAAGCAGTTAATGTCACTTTTTTAGCCATTAATATCTCCTTCTATCTGTATCTAGCAGTTTTCTTTGCGATTGATTTGGGTTGGCGAACAAACTGTTTGCCTTTTCGATTGCCTTTTGCTTTGGCTCGATTTGTGGCTGCTTTCTCAGAAGGAGATAAAGATTTCCAAGCGGCATCAGGAAGATATCTCTTTTTGCCTTTGGAAGGAGAACGATCTGAAGTCCTCCACTTTTGTTTTCCCCAATCTTTAAGACTTTTTTGACTTTTTGCTAGAGCCATTACTGTGTGCCTTCTGTATAGAAAAGTCAGCCTTTAAACTTGCTCCTTTGTGAGGAACAAACTTTCCTGTGTGTTTCATTAACTTGTAAGAACCATTTGATTGTTTCATCCAATGAAAACCTTTTGGTGCGTCTACTTTCATTACTTATACCCTCCACCTCTAGATTTATATTGTTTTGCTAACATCTGTGCTTTACGTGCAGACCATTGCCCTGGCTTACCACCTTTACCACCTGCTTTGATAGAATTGAACAAAGACTTACGCATACCAGGCTTTGTGTAGTTACCTGCTTTATTCACAGTGCTACCTCCCTTACTATACCCACTTGCTTTGATGGCTCTACCCTGACGTTCTGCTGCAGCTCTCGTCTTGTAGACCTTTCCTGTCTTACCCCAACGATAACCATCTGCTACTTTTTCAACAGGCACTACACATCTCCTTATTAAATATCAGTTTCTTTTTCTAAAACTTTTTCAGGCAGAATCTGACAAGCAGGTTTAGCCATATAAATAGTAGGACTATTCAAAAGAGTTTGAGCTTTTGCATTTGCTTCTGCAAAACAAGTTTCTTTATCTCTAAGTAATTCTAAACCTGTTATCATATTACAGGATTGAACGTAAGGTGCTGTACACACTAATATAATTGGTAGCCACATTATAGTTTTAAACACTTTCCATTATTACGACATAATTGGTATTGTACACACTTTGAACAAATAATCAACAATTCCATCTTCTCCTTGCCTGTCTTAATCTACTATTAGGATCTTTTGCTGCTTTTGGAAACTTCTTCATCTGTCCTGCAGACCTAGCACAATATGATTTTCTCCTTGCTGCTCTTTTTCCTGTTGGTTTCTTTTCAGTTACTGCTGTTTTTAAGTTTCCACCTGTTCTTCTATTGTGTTTACGAACTGCTTGTGGAGTCATACCTGCACCTTGTTTGGTAGGTCTTAAATCTCCACTACGAATAGACATACCCTTCATTGCATCTTTACGAACTTTTCGTCTACTTTGACTTGACATGCTAGTGCTTGTACCTTTCGTATTTGGGGTTATCTTTTCTTCCAAACAATCTTAACACAAAATTTATAAAACCTCTAGCCATTTCTGTAGGTGTAGGCAATAGCCA